TACTATTATAAAGACCTGTAGCGGTATCATATCCCCAAACAACATCATCTGGTTTACGCACATAGTTACACGTAATTCCTGTGGTTACATGATTATTTAAATCGCCGACAAATACTTTAATTTTATGATTTATAGTGCTGCCGTATGCTCCCCTTGTATAAATAGGAAAATCAGCACTTGGCTGTGATAAAGGCGATTTTTTAATATAAGCAAAGTCTTTTACGCTTACATGCTCTGCTTCTATCCCGTTATACATAATACTGCCTATTCTATAATAATCTGTAGGCAAGCTTGTGCCGCTAACATCAGAAGTTAAAATAAAACCTGTTCTTTCAAACAAACTAATTTTTTCTTCTAGAATATTCACCATATCTGAATATTCCGTGCTATTGCCTGGGATTCTAGCAAACTGATTAAGATCATAGAAGTATTGCTCAAATATATCTAATTGAGCTTGGTTTGCCATGTAGTTAAATTCCTGAGGTGTAATGTAGCCTCGCTGTTCTTTATTTGTAATTGCTAATACCCTTTGGTATACAGTGTTTACATTTACACTCATATTTAAATATTTTAGGTTAGGCCCACGGATATTGTAGGCCTATACCTAAATATCACTTATTTTAAACGTTTTTCAATTGTTTGGTATACTTCAATACCTTCATCGGTTTTAAAGTATGAAGCTAATGCTGAGTATGGATTTTCATCAAACGGTACTGTAATAAGTTTCTTATCATTACTAGCCCAGGTAAATGTACGCTGGTCGTTTGAAAGTTTTATAAGGCCTTGCTCAGTTGCTTTAATACCCATGTTTCGGATATTAATGTTTTCATCATTAGCGAGTTCTAAGAATAGTTCTGGATTGTTCCTAGCGAATAGTATAAGATCTCTTTTGAGCTCCTTAGAAGTCATCTTAGATACTGAATTACCTAATTCTGTCCTCAATATAGCTTCGCTTCTGTCCACTTCCATTTGACTTGCTTGATTCAAAGCTTCAATTTCTAATTCAAGATAGTCTATATCATCTTCGGCGATGGCTACAGGGTCATGCTCGTCATAATAACTACCTTTTTGAGGGTGATACAATGATAAGAATTTTTGTAACACCGTTTTTTCTTTAGGAACGAAAAGTTTTCCGTCTCTAAATATGATATGCCCTAATCTTTCCGGGCCTTTCATTTCGTCTACAAATACTGTTTTTTGATTTGTAGTATATTTTATTTCACGCTCGTAACCTTTTTCTTCATCAAACCACATTGTACGGTTTTTAAGAATTGTTACTATAGGAGTATTGTTTCCTTTTAATTCGTAAAGTCTGTCTTTTATTTCCCACTTGGGTGCAGCTTTCGCTGCGGTTTCTTTTTTTGCCATGATATAATATAATAAAAAATTAATAAAAAAATAACTACCCCCGCCTTTCGACGGAGGTAATTATTATAAGCTCAATTTAGCTTTTGAAAAGGATAAAGTTGTTAGCTGCTTGTGTAACTAAACATCTTTCAGATAGGTAGTGAACTTCCATCTTGTCAAATCCAGTGGTGGCAGCACCAACTGAACCAGTAACCCAAGACTTCATTTTACGATCATCTGTTTGACTAGCTCTGTATCGAACGTGCAAGAAAGGTCTGCGAACGTTAGAACCAAGAGATTGATCATATACAGAAGAAGTACCAGCAGGAGTTAATACACCTGAAATACCACCTACAAGACCACGAGTAGAAGAATCGTTAAGATATTTCCAGTCAGTTTTGTAGAAATCGTAAGAACCACGACGGAATCCAGTAAATCCAAGATTCAACGCCATATCCTCAGAGTTTTCGAATACACCGTATGCAGTACCACCTTGAGTACCAGCAGAAAGACCAGCTAAAAGATCGTCGATATACAAGTTAGCGTCACGATCTAAGAAAAGCATGTTTTCCTCGATAGCACCTTGCTTATCTAGTTCTTTCAACAATAAGTCAAATTCAGGAAGCTTATCAGCAGCAGGAGTAGCAGAATCAAATTGATTTGTAGCTACGATACCACGAGCTTCGATAGCAGCGAATAGACCTTCAGTCCCGCCAACACCTACAGTACTTGCAGACTCAGCTTTTTCAGCTTCAACCATAGACATTTCTAGGTAGTCCTCAAAACGAACGCGAGTATCGCCCGCTGCTTTTAGGTACCACAAATATCCAGTCTCACCGCTTTCGCCAGATACTTCTACCCAACCAACTTGAGAAACGTCAGAACCGTTTACTTCAAAGTGATCTTTAAGAATGATAGGGCTAGCAGTGAAAGACTTGAACTCAGGCTGAACAGAATTGCCCATTGAGTCAGTTCCTTTACCGAACTCAGAACCGTAAACGAAGAATTTAATAGCTTGGTTGTCAGTTGCAGCAATACCAGCAAGGTCATCAACATTCTCAGCACCATAAGGCTTGATAGTCAATGCGCTAGTAGAAGCTTCAGAACCGGCAGTAACCAAAGCTTTAAATACAACGCCGTTAACAGTTGCTACAACAGTAGCTCCTTTACGAACAGCGTGTGCTTCAGTAGTACCTGAGTCAATACCAGTAATTGCGTCAATCGCTCCAGTTGTAGGATTGATTTCACCATTATAAGCTAAGTGCAAACGACCCTGCTCAGACCAGATAACTTGGTCAGAAGTCATGGGCATTTCAGCACCGAGCATACGTAGGAAAGAAGAGATAGTACGGTTACCGTAGCGCTCTACTTCTTGCTCATATAATTCAGGTAGATACTGTTGTGCCCAGTTTACTCCACCTGTGTGAAAGTTAAGGTAGTTAGTTGCAAGCGTCATTTGAGTTGCGCTTGGGCTAACTATACTACCGGCTGCTGGGCCGGAAAATGATACGTTAGTTGCCATTTTTAAATGTTTTAGTAATTTTTAAGTTTTAGTTTAATTTTTGAAGTATCGTCACCTAAAACTTTTGCTTGTATGCCTCCAACATTTGTATTAGCATGTACGCTACGAGAGCCCATGTTAATATTCTTGTTAGATTGCGCACTTTGTTTAATAGCATCGGCACGGCCTTGCTCATAAAAGTGGTTAGCAATTGCATCAGCGTTCATAGCTGTGAACAAAGATTTGTGATAGCCCTTAGCGTCATTCATCGTATTGTCTTCATTAAGGAACTTCTTAATAAAATTGTTGATGTCGCTTTGAGTATCTTTTACTTCGCTCGCGTTTTTAACATTGAACCTGTATCTTTTATCACCGACTTTGTATTCAAAACCTTTGAATGTGTCGTCAAAAACCTTCTCGGTTTTTTGTAAAAATACAGACTTTTGTCGTTCAGCTACTTTAGATGACTCTTCAGTTTCTTTATTATAGCGGTTAAAAAAGTCAACAGCTTGTTGTTGTTCGGCTGTTAATTTTGAACCCGCCTTAATTTCTTTATAGTATTGATCTTTTAACCCTTCCAAAGATTTACGTGCTTGCGCAACTTCTTCTTTGAAGCGCAACTTCTTACGTTTAATATCTCGCTCATCATCAACTTCATCGTCAAATGAAAAGCTATCTTCGATTAAGAAATCAATTTCGTCCGCAGATAAATGCGGTTTGTTTTGTTTGTAAAAATCACGTAGCAGCGCCATATCATCTACGGTAGAATAATCTTTATTTAGCGCTACGTAGTCTTCAAGTGTTCCTCCAGTTTCATTTATGAAGTCAACAACTTTTTGAATATTTTCGGGAAGCTCGATACCTGAATCCTGTTTTTCTTGAATAGCTTCAACAACTTCTTCAGCTGTTGGCGCTTCTTCTTGTATGTCTTCAGTAGTATTTTCTTCTTCTGTAACCTCCTCTAAAATTAGGTTTTCTACTTTTTCTTCGGTAGGTTCTTCGGAATCCCGTACTTCTTCCGCCACTTCTTGGCCAGCTTCGGATTCGTCGCGTACAGGAACCTCATCTGTGCTTTGCTCTTGAACGGCATCTTCCTCTGTTTTTTGTTCTGTTACTGGTGGTTTGGATAAATCAACTTTATACATACCATCTTCAAAAACAGCGCCAGCTTTTTCCTGCACTGCTTTTTCTGTTTCTTGTGCAGACACTTCTGGAGTATCTACAACCTTTGCTTCTATGTTTTCAGCCATGATAAAATATTATAAGATTATACACTATACATTACCTGGGTTCGAAAGAACCTAAGTCAAAATCACCGCTAAGTATATCATTTCCTGCTGATTCGAATGATTTTGGCGGTAAATTGTTTTTTCTTTGATTAATTAGCTCGCTTTGCTGAGAAGCTTGTATTTTTGTTCTCTCATCTTTGCGATCTTCTTTTTCTTTAGCAACTTGCTTTTGCCCGTCAACTTCAATACCTTTTAACTGCATATTCATTTGGAATTCTAACTGCATTAGGTCTTTCTTAAGCTGAGCTTCTTGTGTTAGCCTTTGCATTTCAAGTTGCGATTCTAATTGAGCAAGCTCTGCTTTTTGCGCTGTTAAAGCTTGACTCTTCTGTACTTCTGATTGTGCCGCTACCTGCTGTGCCTGAGCATTTGCTTGCGCTTGTGCTTGAATATTCTGCTGCTGCATCTGCTGATCACGCTCTTGTTTCTTACGTCTGCGTATTTTCAACATTTGATTAGCAAGTTGAATATTTTTTATTTCTCTAAGGTCTATAGCATCTTCAAGATCTATAAGGCCGGCTGACAGGGCGGTTTGAATATTGTTTTCTAACTTCTGTGCTTCCTCTTCATCTGGCATCAAGTCAATGAATATGCCAAAGTCGTGGATATGTAATTCTTTTAATTCAGTTAGTGTGGCAACATTGTGCACGCCTATAGATTGAATGAACGCTTCTCTTGCTGGTGAATACTCAATAACATCGGAAATACGTAGCATAATCTTTTCAGCTGTTTCAGCAGTTAAGAAAAGACCAGCTTGCAATATGTGGCGCGTTGCTGTGTTTGAATTAGCAGCAGCTAATTTTTGTACACCTAATAAAGCTTTGCTATCAGGAGTACTGCCGTCTCTTGCTTCATTAAGGCCTGTAGCATCTCGCATCATTTGCAAATAATAGTTATACGTGCTAATCAGCGAACCTATTTTATTATTACCAGAGCTTGATGTTATTTCTTGAATCGGTACTTTGCCAGGGTTCATATCACCGTCAGCTGTAAACGAGCGGCCAATAACAGAACCCGTTTGGAAGAACATGTTCAATGCCTCTTGCGGGTTGTAATTTGTTCCGTTACCTAAATCAATTTCTGCTAAACCGTCAGCATCTAAGTAAACACCGTCTGGTACCATTTTAGATAATACCTGCTGCAGTTTTAAATGCGTTAACTGAATCATATCAGCAAAACCTGTTATTCTACTTACTAATGAT